TACTGCACTCATCCACCTCGACAAATCTTTGCCCATGCTTTCGAGACTTCTCGCGGCGCCAACGCCTCGCTCAAGTGCCTTATAAGCGCTAGTGGCGATTGCAAATGCGCTGACCGGGTCTATCATTACTTATTCAACGCTTTATCTAGCTTGTCTTCAAGGCGATGTAATGCTTCCATCACCTGACGCATATCATCACGCAACTCTGACTTAGTTGCGTAGTCTTCTCTGGTTTTATTAAGCAATATTTGCAAACGCTTTACCTCTGCAAACATCTGACGAAATGCCCAGAAGACAGGCGCAATCACCACTGTGAGAATTATATTCCAGAATAGCATTGCGTCTATTTCCATTATGCACCAGCCCAGAATAACTGTAATGTGTCATATGTTTTTGCTGCAGTGCTACTTGTAGTAAAATTATATGCTATTCTCAAATGATGCACTCCACTACTAAGTGTTACAGATGGACTGCGCATCCATATATAATCACCATTCGCAAGCGAAGCATCACTAGATTCTGTATAACAAAAGTTAGTGCTTGCTGTTTGAGCTACTTGATGAAGACCACGAACAGGCAAAACAGCAGAACCGCCAGAGCCATAAGTAGTGCTTACACCATCTGCCGCACCTGTGTTATTTGTGACTGTTGATGTCGCTACATTCCAACGAGATGCGGAACTACCTGATACTATTGATGTATAAGTGTAACCAGTAACATCTGTATAAGCAGATGGAACAGTAAGTGCGTTAGATGTAGTTGTATCCCAATCAGTAAAGTCACTTCCTTGCCATGCATGAACTCTAGCTTCAGAGGAATTAAGAACTTGGACAGCCCCAATACATAAATCAAAAGTATCAGAGCCTTTAAGCTTATGGCCTATATATAATCGACCAGAAAAATCACTAGGAAGACTATCAGGTAAAAATTCTATATCCAATACATCATAATCACCTGTATAATCGCTACTTGTACCTGTTTCAGCAGTAGACTCAATTATATTAATAGCTGGGCTGTATACTTGCTCCACCATTTTCTTGCTGTCGGTGGCATATTCGTGTATTGAGTGAAAAGCCCCAACAAAAAGACGTGTTCCATCTGACTTATAATATAGCGAATAGATACTTATTGGTGAATTTGGGTCATTTCTAATATTTAATGAATGTGTTTCAGATATTGTTGTAATGTCATAAGCGGTAGACATAGTGTATTCTTTAATAGTAGAACCCAACGCTGCATATATTTTTGTTCCATCATCATTTAAAGCAATACCATAAATATTAGTAATAGCAGAGCTACTACCATTCAAACTAGCTGTCGAGATATTCCATGCTGTTGATAAATCATACTCGTGTATTTTATCACCATTTGTGCCACTAATGTACATTTTCGTACCATCTGATTTGAAAGTAATAGCTCTTGGAGCGGTTTCTTGTGCAGAAACACTAAATGACCTAGTGTATGTTGCGCTAGTTATGTCCCATGCTGTTGATAACGACCACTGGTTTACGTCATCACCAGATGTTCCAACTTGATACATTTCTGTGCCATCTGGTTTAATATATAATTCATGTGGGCTTGTTTCTTGCCCACTAATATCAAGCTCTGCTAGAGAAGCATCATCATTTCCAGATGCTATATCCCAAGCAACAGATAAATCTACTTCAAAAACTTTATCTGCCAAAGAATGTATATAATACATTTTTGTGCCATCTGGCTTAAAAAAAACTGCATTATACGCCCCTTCAGCAGACCTTCTGTATGTTTTTGTTTCATCAAAAATTACTGTTGTTATATCTTTGGCTGTTGAAACTGGAGATTGATAAAATCCTTGAGTACTACCTATATAAAATAAAGTACCATCTGGATTAGAGGCTGTTGTGTAAGCTGTTCCTATTTCACCTCTGAATGTTGAGCTATCTTCAGAACCAGCAGTAGAAACATCCCATGCTGTACTCATGGTTCTCTGTTTAAATTCTCCATCATCATGATAATACATTTTTGTGCCATCAGCAGAAAAAGTTGGAGAATATTGAGTATCTATAGTACCTAAATCAAAAAAATCTGTATAGGATGCTGTTGAAATATCAAAGGCTGTTGATAATGAAAATTCATACCAAGCATCGTCTATTATATCATAAACAAACATTTTTGTTCCGTCTGGTTTAAATTCTATCCCAGCACCATAGTCTATAGCATTAGAACTGGCGGTTTTAACATTAAACTGTCTTGTGTATGAAGCCGTAGTTAAATCATAACCTGTAGTTAAATCATACTGAACAACAGCATCTGTCGCTCCAGTTGCACCATAATAAGCTGTATAAAGTTTAGTCCCACTATCTGCAAACTTAATTCCCATCAAACCATAAGTTAAAGTATGAGATGTTTCGCTTCCAGTTGCTGTTCTTATATCATAAGCTGTTGATAGGTTTACTTCATATATTTCACCTGTTAGGTATCCATAAAATAACTTAGTTCCATCAGCATTAAATTGAATCGAATACGGAGTATTGTCAGTATCATAATTTGCAGAATAATCATTCAATATTTCTGCTTTTGATAAATCAAACTCAAAGCTATTTGCTTCTGGCCCAGAAACTCCTGGGGTTACTGAAACAACAGCACCAGACTTAGCTTTTGCGCCTAATTTACCAACACCATAAAGCATGGCTTACTCCATTTCTGTAACGTAACAAGTACCAGCCGTACTATTCTGAATAGCCGCTACCTTTTCTCCAGCAGTAACTTTGAAATACTCAACCTGATTGGCTGGTATAAATGGGTCACTTGTTGTTGCTGTAGGGGTTGAGCCAAACTTAATGTTTACATCCTCTGTAGCTACAATCCTTACAACTGTAGTGCCGGTTGCAAACGCAGTTGATATAGCCGCGCTCGACCCAGACGTTGTAATCGTCTGAGTAGTGCCGGGCGCTACCGCCTGTATTGTTTCGCTCTTATTGTGAGAGCGTGCTAGTTCTGTTGTCATTTTTTACTCCTTAATAATATAATTTAGTATGATGGTTGGCTGTACGTTGTTGTGAGCCTCTGATGCATCTGCTGACGCTACAGCAGAAATACTTACATTAATCATAGATGTATTGTCTGCCGCATTGCTCCCTTGAAAGGCTCCATCCCCAGTGTCAACACCTGTATCGGCGCTACCACCGCCTGTTACAGCTTCTAAACTTGCGCTAACGCCATGTGTGTGACCTACTAAACCTGACTGTGCGCTTGTTAATGTATGTGATTCAGTACCGCCAGTATCCCCTAATGTATCGCCATTTAGACCGCCAGTAACAGCGTCTGTAAGTCGGTTAGCACTAGAGCCGCCCATGTCATCCTGACCAGCTACAACACGGCCTCGAAGGTCAGGCAAGTTAAATGTGGTTGAGCCATCACCAGCACCATAGACAGTGCCAATAGCCGTAAACAAATCTGCATACGTTGTTCTGCTAATCGCCTGTCCATAACATAATAGCCACCCACTAGGAGCAGAAGCACCAGCGTAAGGCATTAACATACCAGACACAAACCCTGTTGCTAGTGTAAGATAACTAAACGAGCCGTCCCCATCGCTTTGCACTACTTGTCCTGATGTGCCATTGCCTGATATGTTTATTGCAGCAGCGCCTACTGAGTTGTCTATTAACTCATCTGCGCCTACGCTATCATCAGCCATTTTAGCATTAGTTACAGCATTATCAGCAATCTTAGCTGTAGTAACAGCATCGTCAACTATAACGGCTGTATCAACAGAAGATAGAGGAGCAGATGTGCCAGCAAGCGTACTTAGTTCACCATTGCTATCAAAAGCAAGATATTTACTTTTTCTATTATCTAAGTCAGGCACAGTGTAGTTTAACCCGGCTGGCTCGTATGATGGGAATTGAATAGAGCGATCCACGCGCTCACTTATTTGCTGGTCGAAGATTGTTAGCGCATCGAGTTGCTCGTTTAGAGCCGCAGCACGCAAATCCCCGGCAGTAACAAAGTCGGTAGTGCGCTCAATATCCCTTGAGCCTATGATGGTAATCTGGTCATCCGCCACAGGTGTGCTAGGCACGTTGGTGCCTGTTACGATTGAAACGCTACCTTTGCCGTTAGCATTTATCGTAACTGTGTAATCTGTCGTAATCGTTAGCAGCGTTGTATTGAAATAGACGTTTATGTCGTTTGCGTCCAACACCTCAAAGTTAAACGCATACGGCCCTAAACCGCTAGAGCCGTCATATACAACGCGCCGTGTTACTGCGTTAATGTTATAGTCTGCCATGCCTTTTACCTCTTGCGGTTATTATAGCTTAAATCTTACTGTACGGCTAGTATCTTAGCATTAAGATACGCGTCGTCATTTAAGAGCAATTGCTTGCCAGCGTTTTTGTATTGAGAAAACATTATTTTTAAATCATCTAGCTTATCGTCCTTAGTCGGCAAGCTCTTATATGCCTCATCAAACTTTACAATATACTCAAGATTGTTTTTTAACGTGCCTGTCTCATCGTAACCTTTGTCACCCGGCAACCTACCGCCATCATCTATCTCATTCATATAAGTAAGCCACTGGTTATACTGCTTTGCGTTTAGCAATACTCCATCTATTTTTCTAAGTGGCATAGAAAAACCGCCACCCAAATCCATTAGCTCTTGGTCTATTCTGCTATATTTTGTGTCTTGTATTCTAATAGGCGAAATAAACTCCCAAGCCGCACCAGTACCAGCTTGCATAGGCTCTGCCCATAAATTCAGACGCGGCGGTAAGTCTGTGTTAAACATAGGGTTACGAGCCTTTGCTTTTTGCAGTGCAGTATAAAAGCCTCGCATAAATGACGGCATTGTTGTGGGGTCGCCCCCAAACATACCTTCCTCTGGTAACATAGTTGAGCGCACCGTTGGGTCTTGCATACGCTCTATGCCAGCGCTAAAGGATGAAACTGTAGGAGCAAATGCTAAACCTATCTCTGTGCCTCGCTCACCTATTGTCTCCATTAGTTTCTCAAACATATCGTCGTTGTTAGGATTGCGGAATATTCCCACTAGCTCTTGCACACCTTGCAAGAATGGCATTTCCATAGCGTACTCAGACATACCTAATGCAGCCGCCATAGCTAGGCTATCTATTGTGGCTTGGTCTTCTTCGTACTGCGCGTAATACGCAAAGTCTGCCGACATAGCGAGCATACCAGAGATAGGGTCTAAACGAGAGAACGGTATAGAGCGATATGTGCCATCATCTTGCTTTATGTTTATGCTAAACGGTTGCATTTTCTGACGCATCATAGCTGCTTTTGCGTTTCTATCAGATGGGCCAGAGCCTATAATAATTACGTCTTGGTCAGGTGTGTCTAGCCCCATAGCGGTATATGCAAATGTTCCCATAATCGCAGAACCCATGCTAACGCGAGCTAGAGCCATATCTGCCTCACGCCCACCAGCCGCAACCGTTTTATAAAAACCGGGGTTAGCTAACATAAATGGGCTGCGCTTAAATGTTTCTCTTATAATATTAGATGGTGTCTTATAAAAAGGCACAAATATTTTTGCTACTGGGTGAGACATAACGCCTTGCATATCACCCATAAATCCGGGCAAGTCGCCTTGGAAAGTTAGCTCTCTAGCCGCATCTCTTGCAGTCTTTACTAAATCGAGAGGTGGGTTTTGCAATATGCGCGTTTGCTCTGCAATGGATGCCGCCTTTGCTTCTGCTTTTGTTTTGCCAGCAGCTATAGCATCATCATAAACATTGGCGCCTCGCACAAAAGCCTCTTGGCGTAATGCAGAGCGATATCCTATACCTTTGAAAAACTCGTCTTCAGCAAGCAAGAACCTACCGCCCATACGATAATAAACGCCTAGAGTATTAATAAACCCAGCAGCTATATCGCCCTGTGAGTATAACTTAGCTATCTCTCCAACGTCGCCAGTTGTACCTATAGCACGTCTATTCCGCACGTCTATTTTAGACACAACATCTGTTGGCTCTTCTGTTAGCAATACCTTGCCACCAACGAGCAATGCGTCTAAAAAACTCTCTCTAATGCCGTGTAACTGCGCTAATGCCTCTCGCGCTCTTACTCTATCGCCACCAGTTATAGCCGTTCTACCGCGTCCTATAATCCCGGCTAAACCTGTCTCTATTGTACGTGTTGCCGCAAATAAGCTATTACCAGCTATGTTCACCATATGTGTTGCCGGTGATGATAAGATGCTGTTGATCCAAACCTCAATAGCTACGTCCATGCTTTTAGAAAGCAAGCCCTGTTGCACAAACTTGCTCTTGCCAGCAGCATTTGGAATAGCCATGTATAGCTCACCCAAGCGCTCTATATCATCTGCGTTTTCGGCGCCGAATATTTTAATTAGTTCGTCTGCTCTGGCGCTTACATTTACGTCCTGTCTTCTGCCTAGCTCTCGTAACATATACATAGTACGACCAGCCTCAGAGCCAGCGCCTGATATGTTTGCGTATAGCATAGCCTCAACAGTCATTAGTTGCTTTGCTTTAGCCATAGCCGCCTGACGCTCAACACTATCTGGCAATGCTTGTGCGGCTCTAAATTGTGCAGTTGTTTCTTGTGTTAAATTCATAGCCGCAAGAATGCCGCCCAGTATTTTCTCGCCTACCTCACCGTCACCGGGTGAGCGCATGAGCCACTCATTAACGATGTTATCCATGCCTTGCTGTTCTGCTAGGCGCATCATGCCATCAAAGTTAATCGTGCCGCGTCTTGCCTTTTCAAATAGCTCTTGGTTTGCATCCTTTAGTTTAGCTAGATGCTGCCCCATGTCGTAGTCGTCTAGGTTTTCCGCAATAGCTGTAAAGTTTATGCCTTTGGTATATTCACCGCCAAGAGCCTCGTTTAGCATACTCACTTGGTCTTCCGGCATTTCTTTTATTAATAGCTGTGTGCCTATCTCTTGCACCGGCTCATCAGGCAATGGTGGCGTTACTTTTTTTTCTGATGTCTTTACAGCGTTAGAAATAAAATCAGTTACTGTCTTTAGCCCGGCCTCTTGTATAGGCTCTGGCTGGTCTACAGCAGATGCACGCTCCATGCCCTCTTGCATAGCTTGCATTCTTAACTCAGAAGATAGCTCCGTGTCTTGCTTTTGCTCAACAATATCTGTTTGCTCTAATGGCAACTCAGGCGCAATCTCTTGGCCTGTCATCTCAGTTATCTTTTGCTCAAGCTGTTCTGCCATTAGTCAACCCCTTGCAAATTTTCAGCGTTAGGCGTTTGACTTTGGTCAACTACTCTGTAGGCTGAGTTGATTTGTTCGTTTCTTGTAAACCCATATTTTTCTGAGAAGTCTGCGTCGACTGCTTCAATTCTTGGTTGGATTTCTTTGACGATATCTTGAACTTTCCTGTAAATATCGGATCGTCCTTCTTTGCTAATTCCAGAGAAATATTCCTCACCATTTTTAAACTTGCTCCAATCATTCCCTAAATATCCATTTTGACTAGCAAACAATACAGCCCTTAAGTCTGCATCATCATCTAGCACAAGATTATTTGTAGCATCTTTAACAATGTTTTGAAACTCTTTATTATCAAAGTCAGGGTCGAAGTTAATTATCCTTACTCCATCTACTGAGCCAATTGGTGCTATTTCAAACCCAGCCTTTTCATTTAACAATGCTGCAAATCTTTTTGTTTCTGCTTCAGAAAAAGGTCTTCCTATTCTTATCTCTACGCCATTACCATCTTTTTTAGCTGGCGAATAAAATGGTCTGTGGTATCCAACTCCATCCTGTTTCATTAAAACGCCTCTTGCTGCTGCGTAAGCCTCCATCAAATCTAATGCGGATTGCTCTACCGCACCATATTTTGGGCCGCGATACTGTCTTGGAGCCGCTACCTGTGTTTGTGTTCCGGGGCTAACTTTACCTTCAAAAAAACCGGGAGCTTCAAAATCGCCGGGCGTGGGAATACCAAGCCTACGAGCTATTAAATCAAACCCATCATTATCTTGGAATGCTTTTGATATCTCAACGTGATACTCTTGCTGCACCTCGTAAGGCGCATCAAACATTTCTAGCATATGGTCTGATGTTCTGCCGGGTATGCTTTCCCAAGATACTTGAGCTAAGTTTTGCTCCAATGCATCTGAATAATCAAATTTAGATGCAGATATTTCTTTACCTTCTTCCTTTGCTTTCTGTGCTACCCATATAGCTGCTTGTGCTTGCTGCGGCTCCCAACCTAGTTTACTAGCTATTCTGTTTGTTTCTCTTTCAACAAAACTATATTGGGCATCTGTTGGGTTATCTGTATTAAAACCAAAAGAACGCATCATCCACAAATCAGTGGTAACACCTTGTACTTTCTGTGGGTCAACTACACGCATAAGATTTACATAAAAATTATTTGTTTTGCGCCCTTCCCATTCTTCCCCAGAAAGTATTGACTCAATTCTTTTATTCATAGCAGTAGGAAATCTGCCGGTCATAATTGGCTCACCAGCCTTATGCTGTGCATATGCCTGTAAAGCATAATCAAAATTTGCTTTTACAGGAGTTGATGGCGACGTTACTGCAATTATTTGTATTATTTTTTCTGCCTCTTCTTTGTCCCCACCGACAGCATCTAATATTGCTTTACCGCTTCTTTCATACCAGAACCTAGCATCAGTACCTTCTATTGCTAACCCCTCTACTTCTCTTCTAAGTTTATTTAGCTTATAGCTTGAAGTTATATCTTTAGGAGCGCCAACCATTTGGCCTTTTCTTGCTCTAAGGGACTTTACAGCATCCCCTAATGCCGCAATAGCTGGGTCTGGGTCAACGCCGCTAGTTAAAGTTACAGAGCCGTCAGCATCTGCCATACTAGCTTTAGCCGCATCCCCGGCACCCTCTACAGCGTCGCCTAGTGCGGATGCAACTTTAGGGGCTGCCTTTACAGCGCCGCCATAACCAAAGAAGCTACCAGCCGTAATGCCTTCGTCCATTACCTTTAGTTGCTCTTCGTCATACCCGGCACGCCTACCTATATCTAAAATCATTGAGCGTGCGCCTTCTCCATATCCGCTCTCAAACTGGTCGCCCAATGTTTGCATAAAGCTCTCAAACCTACCTTCATCTGCGTCTGGAAACGCAGCCTTGTATGCGCCTTTTACTAAGCCCAAACCAAGGTCTACCACTTCAGCAGCACCAACAGCCGGGCCTGTTGCTACACCAGCTAGAGATGGGCCTATCTCTTTTGCTGTTTCTGCAAACGTCTGCGGCTCTGCCTGACGCATAGGCGCACGCAGTTTTGTTATTCTCATAACTGCTTCTTGCGATGGGCCTATAACAGCCTCGCCTTTTTCGTTGCGTGATATCTCTAGCTCGCGCCCTGTCTCGTATGAGCTTAGTGAGTTCATCAATTCATCTTGCAAGGACGGCATCACTGGCTCTCCAATATTTCAAAATCATTTGCGTATGTATCTAAAAGGTCTGGTCTTTTATCCATCAACTCAATTTGCACATCAACCGGGTCGGTTTCTTCTGGCAATCCTAGAGTAATACGCGCTAACGCGCCTATTCTGGTTTTTGCTTTCTTTATATCTTTTTCATCTGGGGCAGTATCTAATTCCTTAACCCTGTTTTTCATCCATTGTATACTATTCAAGTTAGGGTTTTCTCTTCTAGCCTCGTCTAGCTCTATAGTTATTTGACCGAATAACTGCTCTGAATCTCTTTGTCTTTCAGCCTCGCTTCCACCAATTGCAAATCTTGCTTTATCTGGTAAACCTATAGCCGGGTGTACTCTTGCTATATCTAGTGCCTGTTGGTAATTATCGTCTCTTTGTTTTTCTAGCGCATTAAAGAAGGTATCTAGTGTGCTTAAACTAATGTTTCTATCCATAGCCGCATTTAGTATCTCTTCTTCAGTAAGTTGTTTCTGGCTTTGTAAAAATCTTAAATAACCAACAACACTAGCGTCATCTATGCCGCCCTCAGTTCTTATAGCTGTGGCTACCTGTATGTATTTCTCTGGGTCTAAAGTCTCAAGTTCTTTTAACTTATTGCGTACTTCATCAGGCGCCATGCCTGACACTCTACCTTTAAAAATCTCAACGGTTAGCCTAGACGACCGTGCTGCCCTGTCTTTTTCTTTTTGTGTCTCAACAGAAACATCGAAAGACATTTGTTCTCTGCCAACTTTCAAGCCCTCTATTATAATATCTTGTCGCTCTTCTTCTGTTAAAGAGCCTAAAATATTAGCTATGTTCTGGTCTTGCACCTTGTTTTCTCTAAGCTGTCTAGCGTGTCCTAACCTATCCTCTGATACCCAGCTTAGTACGACAGACTTTTTAGCGCTTGATACTGCCTCGTCAAATTCTTTTGTTTTGCTTGCAATCAATGTATCTGAATTAGTAGATGTCTTAGCTACGGTTACTAGCTGATCACGCAGCACAGCCAATTGGTCATCTATAGTAATCCGATTACCACTAGCATCTGTTTTAACGCCAACCTCAAATATCTGTGGTAAATCCACGTTTAGAATATTGTCTACCCCAACAGCCGCCGCCGCATCATCTTGTTGCTCTTGAGCCGCAATCAAATCATCGTTGTGCGAGATGATTGCGCTATTACCTTTTGTTGCTAGTGTAGCCGCAAACTTATTAGCCGCCTCTGGGCTAATGCCTTGCAAGATACTGCTATAGCCATCTATTAGGTTTTGCACCTGTCCTTGGAATACATCAATAGCAGTATCATTTTCTTTTGCATCCATGCGTAACTGCGTTAGCTCACTCCCGGCACGCACTAAGAAGCGACCCTCTATCTGCTCTGCCGCTGCCGCTTTAGCCGCCGCACCGAATACAGTAGTCGGGTCTATCTGCATCATTTCAGATATAGGTTTCTTCGCTGTATCTATCTGCTCTTTTGTTGGTGCATTAGCCGCGCCATACGCAGCACCCTCTAGCTCCACTCTGGCCTTTTGCTTTTCAAACGCAAACTCAGACATCTTATCTAACGCGTTAGATACCGTATCAAACACACCGGCCTTTGTTTTAGCCGCGCTAATATAATCGACGCTTGGCATCGATGGTATTGAAACACCTAGTGGTCTGTATCTTGGTAACTCAGCCATCTCTTCCTCAATAAATCGTTAGCGGTTGTTGTGGCGCACTACCCAACAACCCTTGCGAATAAGCCTGAGAGCCTAACCCAAATGCCGCAGACATAAACGCTTCTTGCTTTACTGCGGATGCTTGTTTCATATATTGGTCTGCTCTTATTTCGCCTGTGCGTAGCGCAATGGTTTGCCCCTCGCGTGTTAAGAAATATTCGTTAGCTGCCTCTGATGCGGCGGATTTGCTTAGACGCAATGGTGTGCCTGAGTAACTATCAAACCCTCTAGCGCCAGCCCCAGCGTTTATGGATGCCTGTGTGCGAACCAAGTTACGCAATACCGCTACGCCCTGTTGCTTGTATTTGAGCATCTCGCTTCTGGCTTGCATCTTAGCGTAAGACGCTTGCGCCGCAAAACCTTTAGCTTGCGTTTGCGCTGCTTGCATCTTCATTATGGCAGATGCGCCTTGTAATATCATTGCTGGGCTTGCACTCATTGACCGGCACTCACTTTATACTCTAATGCTAACACGTTCATTTTTAATGGCGCTGTTTGTGATAGCGTGATTTGTCCATCATAACTGTATCCTAGAATACCGTTTACTGTTTTAATCCCTGTATATTCGGTAATATCTTCGTCCAATACACCAGAACCAAAACGCCTAAACGCTACCTCTTTACCATCTACCGTTAGAGACTGCGTCTCAAACAATTCTACATTTACCTCAAATATACGCTTTTTAAATCCTTTTAGCGACCCACTTGTTAAATTAGGCTCGACTGGTAGCGTTTTAATTATAGGCGTAAAATTCAAACCAACCTCAAAGCTAGATGTCGCCGCTTGGTCAAACGTAATCGTAAATGGTGATGCCGGTACAGTTTGGTCTGCCTCAAGAATACCATCACGTATTATCTTAATCGTCTCACCCTCTAAGTGGTCTACGGTTGTAGATGCACCGGCGCCACCTGTCTTAGCGCAATCGAGCAACAGAGTATCGTCGAATACCTCAACGTAATACACATCAGCGCTATTTACATTGCGCTTTACAACCGCATATATATCATCGATATCAACGCCAATATTCACGAACTCACCGTCTGTAGTCCATTCGCTAGGCGCCACTACTTGCTGACTACGCAGTAACGTATAGCACGCTATCGTGCCATCATCAGCATTTACAATAAGCAACCTATCGCCCTCGTCAGTAGAGGTAGACACACGCACCGCCATTTCTTCTGGCGTTTTTAGCAAGTGCGACGATAACAGAGATATCTTAGTAGACGCATACGCATCAACGCCATCGCTAAACAAGAACTCTTGCAATGCACGACCTTGCCTCTGGATGTATAGCGTGCCGCCGTCCACGTTTTGCAAACGAATGCCGGGCTTCATGCCAAAGCTAGTTTGTTGCTTTACGATAATATTGCTAGGTGTAATTGGATTGCCCAAAGACTGAGGCACGGTAAACTCACCGCCTGTTGTGAATATCTGCAAGTTACGACCAGAGAATATATCGACAATCGCGTTAAATGTGCCGGTGTCCAGCGTAACATCTATAGACGCATCATCGAGTGCTTGCCCTTGGTCAAAGTTAAAAAAGTCAGATACCCGGCTACCCCATAAAGTTGATGGCCTAGATTTGGATCCGCCAAAGTATAAACGTCCTTCGTGAAATGTAGCGCTTCTAGGCCAACCCCTTGCACTAGACCAGACCTCTTCGTATCCGTACTCTATCTCCCAGTTGCTAGATGTTAGTGCAGATGTGTCAAAAAAAGGTATTACGACAAATGCCTTTACACTTGTGTCGCTAACATACTCAGTAATTCTTGCACGACCAAAACCATTCTTTGCAACAAAATACTCTTCGACACTATCCTCCCCAAATGCCTTTACGCTGTATTGTGTTGTCGCATCTGGTGCCGGGTCAAAGGCCGGGTAAACTGTTGCTATCTTAGTCGTGGCATCATAATCGGTTATGTGTCTGTGTTGTCCAGAACCTGTGCCGCCAGTTAAGTGAACAGACAGGCCATTACATTGGTCGTCAGATGTATAGCTTGTAGCGGCCTTTAGCGTAATCGTTGTTGTCGTTCCAGCCTGTGCCGTTCCTGTATCTGTTGTGACCGACGACGCAGTTATTGTTATATTACCTGATACCGCGCTAGGTGTTATCGTATATTGTGGGCTGTCTATATTTAACGTGAAGGCATAGTAAGGTATATGCGAGAAAGCTATAGTGCTTATTGTCCAAGTAGCATCATTACCGCCGCGCACTATCTTAATAGGCTCTAGGTCTTCGTGAACCATAACAACAGTATCGGCAGACTGTACCCAGTTTACCTCTGGCAGTATTGCAGCGGTCAGAGCAGACACAGTAGCAAAGTCGTTACCACTGCCGTTAATGTTTGTGACTAGCGCCTTATCCTTAAAGACATACATCTTGCCGGGTGTGAATACGAGCATATAGCTATCATCAACGCTAAACTCAAACGACACCATGCGAACAGCATTAGCAGCGCCAGCATCTAGCTCAGTAACAAACTGCGTGCCGTCTCTGCGCTTTGCGCCGCCCTGTGGCTGTATCGTTACGTTTTGTGCTGTAGACAGGCCAGACGAATACTGGCGTATGTCTGTGCGCCCTCTTAGCTTTGGGTCTAATTCGCCGCTCGTAAAATCATTCTGTAATTGAATAATACGGCTCATGCTAGAACCTTATATCTGAGATTGGAAACTCTTGTATTGTTTGCGATGGTCTGTCTGCACCATCAATATTAATAGCAACACGCACTAAACCGCCACGCATACTCTCTGATGGTGAGCCGTAAGCACGCGCATGAAAATACTCTGCCTTGGTTATCTGGTCAGTGATAGGCTCTGCAAATTCTGCGGCGCACGCTGTTTTTAACAGGCGCACAAAATATGGGGGGAATATGGTAGGCTCTGGGCGAAACTGGTAATCTATCCATATAGTCTCAAAGTTTGTGTAAAGACCGCCAGAGTAAATCTCAAAGTCTCTTACTGATTGTGCGCTAACAGCGCTAACATTAAACACCGCCTTTGGGTTGCCTAATATATCGCTAGGTAATGCAAATTTATATTTCCATTCGTTTATCGGCGCGTCTGCCAACCGGGATAGCTGTACCTTTTTTACTGACCAGCTATAAGCGTATTGCATCAGTAATGTATCGCGCACATCGTCATATAGACGGTCGGCAACCTGTGCCTCGTCAGTACCATCGCTGAAGCTAGATAAAGTTTGAGCGCCCAACATAATGAGCGCATCGTTACAGATAGATAATTTGGTATCGCCAGATGCCATCTGCGTCTCCTAGAATGGGGAACCGGGGCAACCGAAGCTGCCCCGATTAGGATTAGTCAGTGTCAGTGTTAGCTAATGTTGTGCCGTCGTTTACGTCAACAACGCCAGATGTATTAGATAAAACATAGACCAATGTTGCTACTGCTGTGCCACCTGTTGATGTTACGCAGTAGATTAAGTCACCAACCTCTAATGTGTCAGATAGGTCGTTAAAGTAACCCTCTGTGTTCACATCAGCGATTGTGTCAGTTGTGCTATAGGAATAAACAGAAGGTGCGTTTCCGCGCTTTGCTGCTCCTATTGTTGCAAAACCAGTTGAGCTATAAGCCATTGTTCAGTCTCCTTCTTATTCTGTGCTAGAGATTTTTACAATGCCTTCGTCATCGATGGCAATAGCGCCAGCGCTGAACATAGAAGACACAAGGAAAGAGGTCTTCTCAGCTATGTAGTTGATTTCTGAACGCTGGTTCATACCAACACCAAGACCAATTGCATCGCGGTGGAATGCGAAGCTAGAGCGTGTTGATGGTAATGGTAAGCCACCTTCGTCTCTGTCACCCAATGTGATGAACTTGAAACCTAAGAAGGTATCAATGTCACCCTGTACTAGAGCCTTTACAGATGCAAAGTCTGAGCTAGTGATTTCAGTTTCATCAAGCAATGCAGATAAACCGTTTGCGTGGATAATCATGCAACGGCCTTCAGATGGTACGTTTTTAGCGTCCAATGCTTTTTTAGCTGCAAGCAACTTAGCTAAGTTTAGGTTAGTACCTGAACCGCCAATATCTGTGCCTACAGTTGATGGTGATGATGCTGCATTCAATGCGTCAATCACTAGCTGATCCATACGTCTGCCGATAGAAGCACCTACGACTTGCACCAATTCGCGGCGCTCATCAAAGTTTACTTTCTGTTGGCTGAAGATGTCTGAATATTCAGCAGCAATGTAGTCTGTCATTGTTGCAGTTACTTGTGAGTAAGTCACGTTCAGAGGTGTTACGTCTGTCTGTGGTACTCTTACTGTTGCTGTTCCCTTACCGATTTTTGGGAACTTAACTTGATTGCCTTCTACGTTTGTTCTCTCACGAGTTACGCCAGCAAGAGCGCGAGCGCCCTGATAAGCCTGTTTAACTTCCGCATCGAACAGTTGTACAAAGGCGTTTGAAATGCCAATAGCCATCTCGTACTCCTTATAAAAGTTACTGTTTTACAAAAATTTCGCTACAGGTATCCTGTCGGGCTGCTGCTTGGGCATATACGTCACGCCCCCAAACGTGGGTAACAGGCTCAGGTGAGGTATCTGTTAATGTCAATATATATAAAAATAGCGCGGTATGCAACCGCGCTATCACTTAGATTGCAGAGTAGTCTTGCGTTCCATATATTTGGTCGAAATATTTTTCTACTTTGGCACGATATGCCGGGTCGTTATTGTACTCAGGTTTACCAACCATAGCGGTTAATTCTTCCTTAGACGGTAGGCCATCAACCGGGCCAATATCTACAGGCACAGGTTTGTCGCCATAATAGCTACGCACCTTTTGCAAAGCTCTAATACCTTGAGCCGTACCACCCATAATCTTGAACTCGTCAAAGTCTGCCTCAGACCAAACGCCTTTGCGTACTAGGCTTTGACCCCAATCGGTCATAGACTTAATGGTTAGGTCTGCATTCGGGCCTAGCTTTTCATACTCTTCTTTATACGACGCTTCAGCCTGTTGTACGTTAGAACCAGACATCTCAATAAATTTTGATGCCAACGTCTCGAATGCGTCTTGAGATACACCATTTTCCTTTGCCCAACTCTTATACTCGTTAAATAAAGTATCATCATCTGGGATGTTATGCTCTGCAAACATTGAAACATCATAATCGTCAGGTGCCTTGTGTTTACCTTGGCTGAACTTTTTTTGCAGTTCGTAATAAGACTTAGCCAAGTTTTCGATGTCAGGCCCATCATCGCCCCAAAACTTCTCTGGATACCAGTCTGGGCGCTCGTACTCAATCTCCTCATCTTCTTTTGCAACTGTAACATCATCTAGTGTTGTGTCATCCTGTGGTTGTAAATGCGAAATAGCTTCTGGTTGCTGGTTGTCCTCGCTCTCTGTTTCCAGAGACGCTTGGGCCATCAACCCTTCTTCTTCGTTCATTTATAAGCTCCTTGCTCTATTCATTCTGCGCTCGATTTCTCGAACTAGTGAGTTTTGCCCTTCCCTAGCAAAACCGTGTGAAGCATCTTCACCCGGATACCAAGTAGGCTGTTCTATCGTTAGTGAGCGCAAGTGCGTCAATAGCTCTTGTCCATCCTCACTAGCGAATACGCGAAGATATAGTCTGTCTATATCATCCTGATTATCTTGATTAGTCGCACGTAACTCCGGCTCTACTGTGCGTAAGCCATCCCATCCCTCTGTTGTCATGCTTGTGGTTCACCCTCTGGCGGCATCATGCCTTGCTGTTGCGCTGCCATCATAGCAGCCTGTTGTGCTTGCTCTAGCATCTGCGCTCGCTCTTGCGGCGTAGTGCGTAGGTCAGCCGGTATGCCTAGCTTATCTGCAACATAGTCAGATATGTTCGCAGTCTGTACGGACATCTGACCCTCTGGGCCAAGCGAAGCAGATAGCTGTACCCATTGCATAATCTTCTCAATGTCGCCCATATTCTGAGCTTGTGCAATCGGTGATACCGGCGTTACCTTTACCTCTAGCCCATTTACGCGCAATGGCATTTCTATCATGCCTCGCTCATCCATAACGTATAGAATGCGCGATACTAGCGGTATCATGGTTTCTGTTATGAGCCTCCCAAAAGCAGACCCCAAATTCGTTGCAAGCTCTTGTATTCTTTGGGAAATTTCTGTGGCAGAGCGAGCCGACATATTATCTGGTGGCAGTGTGTCGTCCAACATAATCTTTTTTACGTTCATACGTAAATCGTTAATTACGATTTGCGACACGTTAAAGTCGCCAGAGCGAGGCAACATACGCAAGCTCTCACCTTGTGGGCCACCATTCCGTGCGACTGGGATGATAGCACCCGGTGCTATGCGTATGGTCTGTGGGTTAAGGACACCATCATCCGCAGCCGTGTAAACGCCAGCAATGGAGAGACTAGCGTTTTTAAGTAATAGCTCTAGGGTTTTGTTTAGCGTTTTAATATCAGGGATAGCCGTAACAAGAGGCCCACGACCATAGACCTCACCAGCTACCTTCATATATCGCGCCACAACCCAAGGGCTAGATTTCATCTTGCGCTGTAATAACTCAATCTTACCTTCGGGCCAGATAACTTGATAGCTATACATTCCTTCGTCTGGCATATAGCAAGTAGCCTCAAGCAGCTCAATCTCTTCGGTTGGCTTTTCCTCTATCATGCGTTGCATACGCTCTGGTATTTCTGCATCTGCCCAGTGCTGCGATATCGCCTCGCCTTTTAATCTCATGCGGCGATACACGTTATCGACCTTGCCGTGGGCGCCCTCTTCGATTGCGACGAGATATTGTGGCACAGATGTAAAGCGAATAGGCGTGATGTCATCGCCCGGTTGCACCAACATCACGGCAGTGCCTACCGCTAGGTCGAGCAAGAACTCGCCCATCGCTAGGTCAAAATTGCTCTGACGCAATAGCGCAAACATTTTATCTGCGTATATGTCTAAAATCGCTTGCGTTTCAATGCGGCGCTCCTCTGGTATATCGGAACCCGGCTCTAGGCGGCACCATCTGCCGTAGGGTGGAAACAAGCCAGACTGTATGCGGTTAGCAAATCTCTGCGTTGCATTTATCGCGGTACTGTCGAACACGCGAACCATTTTATTCTGACCGGGTGATCCACCGCCCTCGTAATAGCCGTCATACAGGTTGC